ATGAATTTTTATGGAAATGGTGAAGTATTTATAACTCCGAGAGGTAGTCTTCATATTGGGAAAATTACTATGCAAAGAAAAGGTGGAACTCCTGATCCAACTAAATTACAATTCAAATTTAAACCTTGTGAATTATTCGAGCTTGATAAAAAATGGAATTAAATAAAATATATCTCGGTGATTGTATTAAAATAATGCAAGATTTACCAAATAACTCTGTTGATTTAGTTTTTGCAGATCCACCTTTTAATATTGGTTTAAAATATGATATTTATAATGATAAAAAATCTTATAATGAGTATTTTGAATGGTCTGAAAAATGGATTAGAGAAACTTTTAGAATTTTAAAAAGTACTGGATCAATTTACATTGCTATAGGTGATGAATTTGCCGCAGAAATTAATATTATTTTAAAAAAAGTTGGTTTCAATTTCAGAAATTGGATAATATGGTATTATACATTTGGTCAAAATCAGCGGAAGAAATTTAATAGAGCACATACTCATATATTGTATTTTACTAAAGATAAAGTAAAATTTACTTTTAATATTGATAAAATAAGGGTTCCTTCAGCAAGAAAGTTAGTTTATAACGATAAACGAGCACATCCAAAAGGTAAATCACCTGATGATGTTTGGGAATTTTCAAGAGTTTGCGGTACTTTTAAAGAAAGAATTGCTGATCACCCTTGTCAAATGCCTGAAAGTCTCTTAGAACGCATTATTTTAGCTAGTTCAAATGAAAATGATATAATTCTTGATCCATTTGGTGGTACTGGAACAACAGCGGCTGTTTCAAAAAAACTAACAAGAAATTACATTACAATGGACATATCAGAGAGTTATTTTGAAGTTATAACTCAAAGATTAAATGGAAACCTTCAAGAAATAAAAAGGAATGGATCAGAAAAGAATTCTACTGAAATTGAATCCTTATTCTAAAAAAAAGTTTCCCAAGCCCTTCCACCCGAAGGGCTTTTCCCTTTTTTATTGAAAGTGCTTGGAGTGCTAACTTTTGTTTTGCAACTAATTGTTCTGTTTCTTGCCGTGCTCTAAGGAAAGATTCGGCAAGTTTTTCAACTTCTTTGTCAAACTTAGAAGCATCCATATCTTTAAGTGCCTTATCAAGATTTTGGATGTTTTTATCAAGGTTTCCTTGCTGTAATTCATTTAGAGTTTTTTCGATATCAGATAAATCTGTCTTATCAATATCAGTAAGTATTGATTCTATATTACTAAGAGCTTTTCTTGCTTCTTCGGTGTCTAAATTAATTTCTAATGTAGAAAGAACTTTCTCAAGCTCTTTTGCCCCTTCTTCAGCATCTATCAAGAACTCGATTAATTGCTTAATTCCATTCTTGACTTCATTGCTATTGAAATCAATGCTTGGACTGATTTTACTAAGAATATTTTCTAATTCCTTTGCAAGTTTCTCAACTTGTGATTTATCTGATTTCAGATTAACCAGAAAATCTAAAACTACTTGAAAATTCTTTGCCATAATAACCTCAAAAAAATATTCGTTTTTCTTAACGGCTGGGTATAGAATTAATTAATATCTCCAATGCTTTCAAAGCATCAACAAACAGAGACATCCTTACTTTCTGATACTTTGTAATATCATTAGCAGCCAAGGCAGGTAAATACCAAATATCTATTTGGGCTTTGGATATTCTTCGCCGAAGCTCTCCATCTTTGAAACAATTTTCAATTTTTTCCTGTTCCTCAATTAAGCGTCTTTGTTTAAGTTCCCGAGCATAGTCTTTTGTAAAATCGGCAATAACATTTCTATTCCGCTCTTCTTCTTTTCTCCTTGCAAGTTTACCAAGATAAGATGTTTCTTGCCGATACCTGTAAAAAAATCAGTTACGCACTCCCTTAAATCTTTCCAATAAGAAATTGGAAGTGTTTTGACAAAGTTCTCTACTTCAGTTTCTGCTTTGTCTTTGTTAAATGGTTGGAGAATATCATTTTTGACTTCACGCAAGAGATAACTTAAAACAATAGAAAACCATTCTGCTCCTCTTGATTTGATTATCTGCCTAAAGTTTTCAGGTTCGTTTTGGAGTTGATTATATTTGAATTCTCCAGCTTCCCTTGCCAATTCAGCTTGTTCTACAGTCAGTACATTGAAATCATATTTAAAAGTTTTACCATCAAAAGTAAAAACTTTAGGTTCAATCGGTTCGTAATTTGTTTCTTCACTCATAATATTACCCTTGATAAAATAGATTATTTAGATTTTTCATAAAACCGTTTGTTCTAATTATACATCGGGGTCTGTATTCAACTGATTCAATTTCAATTTGAACTTTAACACCTAAAAATAATATTTGCTGCTTTGCGTTATAATTGATAGCAGGCATTGGTAAAGGCGGTACGTAACTTCCCCCAGCACCAAGTACTAAATATAAATATACAAGCTCTTTTGAATTGAGAGATTCGAGTTCTTCTAATAGGTTGTTCGACCCGTATAAATTATGAGGCACATATAGATTTACATCGTAATTATAACCAAGCGTCTTTTGTTTGCCAAAATGATTTTTTCGCAATATAGGACTTATATGGTATGAGGATTCAGCTTCAAGTTGGTCAATAATTATATATCTTTGCTCATAATAAATATAAAATAATGCCCTAGTAATTGGCATTAGTTTAACACTATCTTTAAAACCATTGAATACTAAATCACTCATATTGGATTCGCATAACTTAGGTTAAATGAAACTTCTGGTAAATCTCTAATATCATCAATATATGATAAAGGAAACTTTCCTGATTCAGTCATAACTTGCACATAACTGCTCCAGATTGAATTTTTATAAATTGAAATATATTTGAACCTTGCCGTCCAAAATGATTGCAAGAATGCCAATGTATCGCTGTCAATTTCATCAGCACTAATAATAACTTCAATGTCTTTATGGCAATAAAGAATATGGTTGAATTTTCTACCATTTAGTAAAATCCCAGATTCTTCTGTAGTGTTTACTAGCAAGTCAGTACATTTGACTGTTTCAAACAACTCTTGATTGAGTGCATTTTCATCAAAAGCTAATGAAGTTAATTTTTCATCACTATATCTTAATGCTATTTCTTTCACGATTCTTGGAGTACTCCTGATTCAAAAGGAAATTCAAATATATTAAGAATAAAACTGTTTTCAGAATCAATTTTACCAAGACAGATAATCATATCTTCTGTATAATTAGGAGAATCAAGAATTGTTTCAGTAATATTTAATCCTTCGTTATTTGTTCTTGCGAATACTGGACTACTTAAATTTGTGAAATTATAATTATCACAACAAACTCTCCCAGAAATTTGAACTAAAATAGTTTCACCGCCAATTCCACTTTCCTTTGCAATTCCAATTGTTCGGTTTTGATAATTGCTTAAACTTTTGGACTTGGCTATTTTGCCAGAAGTTAATAGCATAACGGCATCGCCGGATAAAATCGTTTCATTGTCTTCAATTTCATAACTTTGGACTATCGTTGAATTATTAGCAATAAAGCTTTCCTTTTCGGAAGATAACATAAATAAAGGTAAAAGCTCTTCATCGCCTTCCCACCAACCGAAAGCAAAGCGTTCAAGATTATGTAATTTTAGTTTGGTTTCAGGTTTTTGTAGATTAATTTCGATACCAACAACCACATAATCCCTTTGAACTTCTTCTTCAACCCAAGTGCCGTTATCATATCTTTTAACTGTTTCTGTAAGCTTAATTTTAGAACCAAGTTTGATATTTTTCCAAGAAGGATTTGAACCATCCTCGTTTTTAGAAAATCCATTCCAATATGGAACAGTCAATGAATATTCGGTTTCATAATAATACTTGTCTCTTGCAAGAATGTAGTTTACATATTTTGACAGCGAATCAAAATCTAAATCTGTTCCATTTACCTTTGTATAAATCCTTGCAGCAGGTCTCCAAATGTCAACCATACCCATTCTTTGTATTTGAGTCTCCTCCATTGGTTTTGTCTTAACATATATACCAGTATGAATTCTCTCAATTGAACTACTGGTTCCATTACCGGGACCTTTCGCAATTATTTGTAAAAATAGAGTATTCCAATCACTAATATTGCTCGTAACATTTAATGGAATGATATAATAGAAATGTCCACCGTAATCATTGACAGCACACAAAATAACTCTTGTTATTGAAGTAGTTAATAGCAGTCTTTCGGATTCAATGCCTTTATTTTCCTTGTTATATTTCCTCTGTTTGTCTGCATCCTGAAATTTCTGAGAAGGTTCAGCTTCATTTGTATTCGGTTTGTTTGAGACATCATCAAATTCATCAACTGCATAATTATTAGCAAGTCCATAAAATTCTTTTGAATCTTTCGTTATTATGGAGCTTGTATCGAAACTCGCCTCGCTTGTTCCTATAATATAAGTATAATCATCTTCAACTAAACCTTTCCGAGATTTGAACTCAAGATTTAATGATGTACCTGATGTATAGCTTATAAATAAGTAACATCCAAAACTTCTTGCAATTTCAAATAGTAAATCAGAAATATTATCAATGCTTTTGAATGAATAAGCTAATTCACTTGAGATTTGGTTCTTTTGCCAATCAAATTCTTGGGAACTTCCAAGTGCAGGATCAATCATTTTTCTATGGATGAATGGAGAAGACCAATTATCACCACCACTTTGATCAGAAAGTTTAAGTTCAATTCTTATATTTTGTTCTGCTTTGATTTCATTGATTTCTTCTTTAGTTTCTTTTTTTAAGTTATAAGAAACCGGACAAGTTTGCACTCCCAAAGTTCCTTCGACAAGATTAAAAGTAATAGTTGTATCAGAAAGTTCGGAAATAATTTCCGTAGCTTTTTCTAGATAAACTTCAAGAACCTTGTAAAGATTTCCCAAAGGACAATTGTAAATAAGATTATCAAAAATAGAATCAATTGAATATGAAAGCCGATATTGAAAGATATTCTTAATTGAAGCCCAATTTTCATTTTCAAACCTTTGATAAACATTATCTATTGGCATCCCTTCAAAGTTCTCTATCTTTCCAGTTAGCTTTACTTGGTCAAGCATAGAAATATCAAAGCTATAAGCAGAAAACTTATATTCTCTTTTTGGATTTACATTAAATTCAAAATCATCACCTTGCCAAAGCTTATCAGTTCCGGACACTTTACTACTAATTTTACCAAGGAAAAGCACATTTTCAAGAGTGGCAACTTCTCCAAAGAATATTCCACAATACCTGTTTACTTTGGTATTTGTAGCATCGAGAACAAAATACATAGCTTTTTCATCATCTTCATTTTGACAAGCAAGATGATTAATTGAAAAAGGCAGTTCATCAATTGCGTAACTGCCTTCTTCAGTATTAAGGTCTTTTTTGACAGATTCAAGTAAGAAAATATCAGTCTGAATACCAACATTTTGGAATAATTCAGAATAGCTATCTGATACTGCAAAGATAACAGACTGCTCTCCGAATAAATATTCGGTATAAGAATATTTCTGCCAGAATCTCATATTTCATTCTTAACTATAGGTTATGTTGGTTACAACAACCACTTCACCCGCAAGTAGCTTTTGAGCATCTTCGGAAATAATATTCGGTGGTTTGATACCATCAACATCTTTACCCGTTCCACCAAGTTTCCAAGTAATAGCAGTAAACAAGCTTGAACTAGTCAAATCAGTTTCTTCAATTGTTGAATTCTTGTAAGAAACAAAAGTCATAGTTAAACTTGTTGGACTATTGTTTAACTGTTGTTCCAAATCATTATTGATTTTTCCTATCATATGAATGAATCCATCAGGCTTTCTTAAAGCGGAATCAGTTCGTGCCTTATGAGAATAACCTGTCCCAATGGTTATTAGGAAAACAGAATCCAAATTATCCTTAACGGATTTTATAAAAGCAGTCGGAGAATTCGATTCGATTGCGGCTTCATTGGTTACGAGTGTTATTTCTCCCTTGTTAGTTGCATCACTCGAAGAACCAGCTGGTGTGATATCGCTTTCATCTTCACCGGAAAGAATAAGATTTGTTTTTGGAAATCTCCATATAGCTCCATCAGCTCTGTTAATATCTATGTTCTCAGAACTCTGGGTGCTTGAACCTGGTTTCAAAATCTTATATGTTGAAGATTGCAAGTTATCGAATCTCCATAGTTCAGTTATAGCACCGGCATCAATCTTGTGTACCCATGCAAAAGGTGAACCTGTAAGAATTATTTTTTTGTCAGTTGACGTTGGCATTTTGACCTCCTAAATCATTATTAACATTATTAATTAAAATTTCATCTTCATTGTTTAAAACAATTTTTATTTCATTAAGTAATGAAATCACATCTTTGAATGGTTTATCTGCTATTAAGCTAATAATTTTATTAATGGTTTGTTCTGTTATGATATACTGCATTTTTTACCTTTATATTTGTTACATTTCTTTACAATTTAATCCTTCAATCGTACCTAAATACTTCACGTGAATATAGCCACCAAAAATTTCTCTAAATGATCCGTTGGGTAAAGTAACTCTATAGCTTACTACTCTTGAAGCACAAATATTAGATTGTACAAAAATAATTGCAGAACCCTGTAATGAAAAATTGAACCATTTAACATCTTCGTAAGATGGTGGAACTGAAATCTCACCACTTTTATCTACCAATCTCCAATCGTCCATCGGACCCATTAATTCCAAAGTCTGTGAACTGACACAAGAAGCAGTATTTATTCCATTTGATTCATATTCTCTAAATTCAACAAATGCCATAACTTCATAAAAACCATCAAAGGGCAATCCCTCTCCAATTGGACTCGGAACATTACCAGTAAATTGACTTAAAGGAACAACACCTGTACTTAGAATGTCATATCTTTTAAACCAACTTGTTTTAGGGCATTTGACAACGTTCATTCTAATCCAAAATCTCTCAAAATTTTGAATAGGGTAAACAGTTTGTCCTCTACCAAATTCTTCATCTGAAAATGAGCAACCAACGTAAAAACTGCCAGTATTCAAATAAATGAATTCTTCATCAAAATAAATTGTTCTTCCAGATTGCCAATTATACTCTACCGATTTAACTATAGTCCACTCAGAATTTTCATCTTGTCGAATCAAAAATTGACAATAAAGAGGAACTTCGTGAAAGTCAAGACCTTCATCATTGTCCGTTGGTTCAACGCTCCATTCACCTTGTATATGAACTTGGAAATATGAACAATCATCTCCAGTTGTTAATAAGCCATTTGGTACACCACCAAGTTGAAGTTTGTCTCCATTTACATCTGAAATCAGTTCATAATAAATTTCTTGCTTACAACATTGTGATTGACTTGATGATTGTTGTGTAGTATTCATCTTTCTTTCAAAGCTTACCAACATCCAAACATCGCTTGTATAGCTGTATGAGAATTCTGCTTTTACTATTTCAGTTAAATCAGTGTCTGTTCTTGTGTCGATTTTCTTATGATTTGCAGGAATAGTATTCTGAGAATTATTTTTGATATTAAACCAAGAACCGTCCTTTGCAGTATAAACAAACCTTTTTCCCCTTATTTGTAACCAATCAGAAATCGTATTATCAGAACCAATAAAGTGCATAGTCCCGAGTGTTCTTGGAACATTATCATTATAACCTTCTGCTAAATTGATATTCCATACTGTTGAATTAAGGAAATGGCTTGTAGCATTAAAAGCAGTAGTTTCATCTCTTGGATTATTGCTGTCAAGAGCATCATTATCTTCCCAAGTCCAAGGTAGATTATCCCAAGTATTCCAGCTAAATCCGTCCCAAACCCAAACCTTACTATTAAAGTAAACAGTATAACCTTTATGAGAAATATTAAGTCCGGTTGGTAATGAAGAAACATTCTCCAATCTTCCGTTCAAAATTTCGGAAAAATTCATATTAAAATCATCAAGTACCGGAGTAGCAGACATCTTATTATCCTAAAATCACTACATTATAAACCTTTGCTGTTGCAGGAGCAACTTTGAAAGATATTTTCGTTGTATTTATATCATACCTTTCAATCAATGGGAAAACAGTATATCCTGTTGTGTTTTCATATACATTTATCAGTATGTCTTTTGTTCCAAGATTGTGCGAAATTGAAAAAGTGGTTGTGCTTCCGTCACCTGTTAAAGTAGCAGTAACTTTCTTGTTTTTATATGCATTATTAATAACTAATTGATTACCAGTAATAACAAGGGTAGAATTGTCAACATTTACTTTTAATCCACTTGCAGACTTTGTAATTCCACCATTTGAATCGAGTTTGGCTTGCAGAACATCAGAAACTATTTCAATAGATTGATTATCAACATTAACATCAACTTGATTTCCGGTCTTGGATAAACCATTTCCAGCAACTAATTCTGCAACTCCATTAAATTGTGTCCAAGTAATTGGAGTAGTACCTAATGTGCCACCACTATCAACAGTACAAATCCAAGCGGTATCTGCATTAACAGTACCCTGTTCTACAAATACTGCTGCACTTACAAGTTCTGCCCAAGTATCAATATCCGTAGCTCTTGACCAAGAAGCTGAACCAACAACGTAAATCCCATTTTGCGATGCGGTTGTTTGGTTTTTGACAAGAACTCTATTACCAACAGCAAGAGTAACGCCATCTATAGTTTGAGTTCCCGATAAAGTAATATTTGCTGTTGTTGCAACTCTTACGCTGTTCTTCCAGGATAAACCAGAAACAGCATTATCTACATAGTTCTTCGTAGCTGCATCTTGTGGATTTGTAGGGTCTGTAAGGTTAGTAATCTTTTGACTATTCAGATTCAAAGACGTTGTTGGAACAGCCATTTGGTCAAGTCTGTTTGTTCTAACGGCAGTATGGAAATCAGTTACATCGCTCGATGTGTGGGTGTGTGAAGGCAAATCTCCTGAGCTTAAATTTGTTGCTGATGTTATCCTTCCTTGTAAATCAACTGTTACTTTCGTGTAAGTTCCAGCTGAAACACCAGTGTTGGTCAATTGAAGACCGTTGGCAACTATTTGAATCCCACCACCCGAAACTACCCTAACATCAGCTTTTATTTGATTATTGGTGTCATCATAAGTAAAATCAATTGAATAAGTATCAATTAATGCACCCCCTACTGCATCTTGAGAAGCTTCAACGAAATCTGAAATAGTTGATGAAGTTTGTGTGCCAGTATGATTACTTCTATTCAGGTAGTAAGCACCATTTTGGTTATTCAATAAATCGGAATTATCAGCAACATCTACTTTACCGTTATTGTTGGTATCATAGACAGATTTTTCCATATCGGGATAAACCCAAGAAGAAGCAGTCCTATAACCAAATTTTCCGTTTCCTTTTACCGAATCTGTTTTTGCTGTGTTATGAATTATCTGTCCGGCTAATGGAGAAGCAGGTTCTGATGCAAGGTTCTGAACTACTGCATTCCTGATTTCGTTTTTATCAAGGTCTAAATACCCTGTGCTATTCAGGATTTTCAGTACACCTGATAAGTCTATGTCATTTAAAAATGGTATTGGCATAATTTTAATCCTTTAGTTACAATATGCTATCCCTGCAAAAGGATATTTAAAAATAATTTTCAATTCGTTATCATTAATATGTTCAACATTGCCATAAACAACTGTTCCTGAACTGTCAACCGTTGAAACTGATGGGTTCTTTCTTAGATTATGAATTACGTGCCAAACATTACTTGCAGAACTCTGTTCGTGAATATAGTATTTATCTGCTATACCTGTATCAAGTTCATTTAACTTGATTTTACCCAGTATGTTATACCTAATTTCACCCTCAACAATTTCTGCTTTCTGAATCCACATAAAAAACCTCAATCCTCATTTAACTGTTTTTCCCAATAAAAAACCTATAACAGCTCCACCAAGAGAATAAGCAGATGCTTCCCACCAAGGTCTGTCTTTAGTGATTTCCTTTGTTATTGTAATTGTCTGAATCAATGTGCTGTCCGGCTTCTTCTTAATCCATAAATCAAAGTTATTCACTGGAAATTCAAACTTTGCGTAAACAGTATCCTTTTTGATAATCGTATCAACCACTGCAATGAAAGGTTGAGTTTGGATAATTGTATCCCTTGTATAGACTATCTTTGTTTTAGCCTTTTCAATAATTATCGGTTCTGATTGTTTTACAACAATCACCGTATCTCTTTTAATAATTGTTTGAACTGAATCATTACAGTTTTTTGAGCTTCTACCTAAAAAATAGCTCGATAAAAGTATGATAATTAGCAAAACCAAACCAAATATATATTTATACTTTTCCATCATATCGGTTTGAATCCTATGAATCCTCTAACAACCATTCTACCTAAAAAGTGATTAACATTTCTCTTTCTGAAATAAACACCTTCGCCGTCATCTTGAGAACCTTTATCACCGGAACTTGTATTGAACCCCACAGTAACAACCCAACCCGCTTTTTTTACTTCAATAATTCGTTCAACGTGTCCACGCCATTCGTTAGGTCTTCTCTAGAAAATCAAATCATTATCAAAAGGAGTTGGTGTCATCTTGTAACCGACTCGAATTGCCTCATTAAACATGGTTACTGTTGAACCAGTCCTGTAAATTGGAATACTTGTTAAAGGATATTTTAAATCAAGACAAGCCGAATAGAAGCACCAATATTGACCAGCCGCACAGTAAGCATCTCCTTTGAATCTGTCAACTGATTTAAGATATTGTTCTACTTTGAATCCGTCATTTTTTCCGGTCTTTTCTCTTACTCCAACCTGAGCTATTGCCGAATCTCTGGAAGCCTGTATAAGTTTAACCTTGCAAGGTATTAAATACTTTGTCTTTGGTAAACCCTCAATAGTGGCAACCAAAAGAAGCAATAGCACTAATATTATAAACCTTCTCATAGTTTTTTTCTCGAGTACTTTAAAAGATTGAAAAATTTCAAGACACGCTTTGCATAATTTGAAGCATGACCATATTTCTTGTAATACCTTTTCATTCCCGTATATCCCATATTATATGCTGTCAGTGCTTTTGCGGTATCGTTTTTACATTTGTTCAGGTAATGTTTTAAAATTCCTTTCCCACTCATAATATTTCTATGATAGTCATTGGAGCCGTTCCTTATCTGCATCAATCCAATGCAATTAGCTTTTCCTTTTGCCTTGGAGAAACTATTAGATTCAACCGTTATAACAGCTTTTATAAGCTCTACTGGTAAATCATATTTCTTTGAAGCAGAAGCGATTGACTTTGCAAAGCAATGATTTCTGTCAAGATTCTTTTGAAAAGCCTGACTGTTTACAGTTACAAAAAAGCAAAGAAATACTATTGTTAAAAATATCTTCATTCATTTAACCTTTAATTAGAAAACTGTGCGATATATACACCTAAAACAACAAGACCGACCAATATATGCACTCCCAAGAATATATATCCCAATACAACCATTATAGAATGTCTTTCAACACTATTAAGCTTTTTATCATCACCTTCCATAATTAGCTTTGTAAAAGGTATTTTGGTATAAGTAAATAGAGCTATTCCCGACAAGGATAATGCCATCGCTTCAAGTGTTGCTATAAAAAGAAAAGTTTGTATTTCGGCTGTTCCTGGACTTAAGAAGAAAACTGCAACTATTCCGATGATAAGCCAAACTGCATTTCTAAGTATAAAATCAATGACTGATTTAATTTTAGTGTCCATCTTTAACTCCTGTGATTTGTTGTTAAATGATTATGAAATTGTTTATTTAAGTCATTCAGTAATTTTTTGATGTCTTCAAGTTCTTTCCGAATTGAGTCATCATATAAATCAACTCTCTGTTCGAGCAGTTTAACTCTTTTTTCAAGATTATTAAACTTCTCGATTTCGGCTAACTTACTTGAAAATACTTCTTCGTTTGCTTTCCTGTTATCTTTCTTAAGCATAAAATAAAATGTAATCAATCCAACTACGAATAGTCCAAACTGTATAGCATTGTTTATTAATCCATTTGCAAATTCCACTGTTATTCTCCAATAAAATAAACTGTTGGAAGCATAAACCTGATTTCATAATGCCATTTATCATCTTCAACAAATAAGAACTTTTCCGACAAAGGATATAACTTCATGTTCTCAATATAAAAATCATTTGTAACTGACTGCCTGACCCTCTCAAGAGTTTCGTAAGCTCCCAAGTGAGACCTTAGATTTCTAACTATGACAATAACATCAAATTCTATCATTCTTGCTTGCTGTTCAAGTCTTGGGTTCGTGTAATTCGAGCCTTCATAAGAAACAAGTACTGCACCATTGGGATGAATCAGTTCGTAATCCTTAACGTTATCTGGAAAAGGTTCAACTGCCAAATCAGTAATATCGGTCTTGAGCTTTTCTATAATTGCAGTTTCTACTTCTGTCATAATCATTAGTAATTATCCAATTTGTTTTTATCAAAAACGGGTTCTCTTTCTGAAACCAAAAAGAACCCCGGTCTTGTTTCTGCAGTTCCTTCATCAAGGGTTATCACTCCTTTCTGAATTTTCTCCAATGTTGCAATTCCGTCTTTATACAAGTTCTGAATGTTGTCGAATACTTTCCCTCTTCGTTTGTACAGCTCGTATTTCACAATATCAATGCAAATCTTTTTGAGTATTGAGTGTTCACTTATTAGTGGCAATTCATATCTGCCTCGCAGGTAACCGTCAATTATCTGAGTAACGTCCGAAATGTATTTACTTACAATTTCATCGTTTACAACATTCGGTTCATCATCATTGCTTAACTGTGCAACAACTTTTTCAGTTAAATCATCAACTATATCTTGAACTGTGCAATACATTACAATACTGTAGCCGAAATGATTGCATTTGGCTCGTGAATTGTCGGCAAGCTCTTTTGTTCTACCTTCCAATCCAAAGCTGTCTTATCTTCATTTGTGTTCGTTTCTACCAATAATTCATTCTGGTATATTTTCAGATTTCCGTTTTCAATTCTGTATATGGGACCGAAATGAACTCTGAAACCGGGAGACTGACTTGCAACTAAGATTGCTTTCTTCGGATTAATCATATCAACCGTTGTCCCGTCCTGTTTTGTGTATTGCTGGTTGTATTCATAAATATCAACTCCCATAATCCTGCCGATAAACATTCCGGAACGTGTGGCTGACTGTGTTAAATCAAGAACGCCAACCTTGTTATTATTTGTGTCGAGTTCTTTTTTTACTGAATCGTTCGCAATGAAAGCATCTGCGGCTTCACTTCCGAGAATCAGTATATCCGCATTGATACCGCAACGTTTCATAATATCCCTTTTCCAGTTTCTTAGATTGGTTAATGGCTTTGCTGTAGCTTCGCTCCATTTAACATTCGATGAAAGAGAAATCAGGTGAACATTATCCTCAAATTCAAAATCTACAAAAAAATCAATATTATCCTGACTGACAACTACTTCACCAGTTGAAAGCGCTTCGCAAGCCATCTGCTCTCTGCGTCTGATGATTCTGTTTTTCAATTCTTCGAGTTCTTGGAGAATCATCTGGTTTGGAATTCTGGTTCTGTCTTCAGCATTTGCAACATAAAGATTCCCAATTGACTTATAATTTGCTAATTCAAAAGCGGTAAACACTTTTTTCTCAAATGTTCTCGGCAACGTCAAAGTTCTAACTGATTTAGACAATTTCTTTATTATTTGTGCACCTTCGTGTTGGTTCACAAATTGAGCTAATTTATCTGAACCAGTTAATATCTCTATGTCTATCTTATCTGCAGCGTGATACTGTTTGTTTTTGAAAAATGTATTCAAGACAAAAGGTTCAATTACTTTTGCACGGTTAATAGCATTTGTCAAACTTCTTGCTTCAAACATATCAATTAAAGCACTCATTATTTGTCCTCCTTAATAACTATTGAACCATTGTTATAAACACCCGGATTAATATCGTGTACAGCACTAAGTCCAGCTTTAAGAAATTCTCCGTGAACGTACATAAAACCTTTCCCATCATTATTTGTAGCATCTACATCGCAACCTAATATTCCGCATAGAACTTCAGAGCCATCTGTAGAATTTTCATCCCAAAGGGTATATTTTCCGTTATTAGGATTTGCTTCTGCATTGATTAGACCAAGGCAAGCACCTCTTTTCAGATTCTGCCCTGATAAAATTACAATATCACTTACTTCCATTGTTGGATGTAAGCCTGCAAAAATATCATTATACGGCTCAATGTCAGTAAGTTTTGTTATACCAAGATTAATACTATTTTCTTCTCTCATTTCTTATCTCCCTTGATAGTATTCTTCAATAAACTTATTTTGACCTTCGAGGTCATTTAAATCACTATAAGCATTTTGCTTAGCGATTTCATTAAACTCAATTTGTACTGGGAAAGATTCAATAAGTCTCTTAATCAAATCTTCTCCTGACAACTTGACTATATTTCCATTCTCTGAAAACTCAAATCCCTTGTTTTCTTTCATTGCTTCAAAGGCAAGTTTAACGATTGGTTTTTGTGCAGGAACTAAGCGACCTAATTGAGATTTGAAGTAATCGTTGAACTTCATATCTCGGTTATCCTTTTCGAGAAGCTCAAGTTTCCTTTGAAGTTCTTGGAACTCTTTGCTTTGTTTAACGTCAGGTTCACTTGCTTCTGTTCCAGTATTTGCTTCGGTTTTAATTTCAGAACTATTAAGATACTTGCTTTTAATCCTCTCAAGTTCTTCTGCAGTCTGATTCGCAATTTCTTCGTTGAATGTAGAACGAAGCCACCCCAACAATTCCTGAAATAGCTTTGAATATTTATCGGGCATTTTACCTCCTTGAAAATTGATTAATTTTTGATTGGTGTCAGAATTTTTACTTCCTTCTTCAAAATTTGAAAATTTTGAGGGAGAAGAATATATATTCTTATCTTTAATTTCCTTTAATTTAATTTGTTGGATTTTGTTACCACTTTGTTCAACATCTGTTGAACAAGTGTTGAACATATGTTCCTTTGTGTTCAATTTCTGCTGGTTATTTGTTCCAACGCCTTCATCATTTTGTCCCTTGTCTGTTGAACTTGTGTTGTCTTTCAGTTCTCCAAAACAGATAAAATTATCAGTGCTGTTAAATTCACTGTCTTTCAATCCTTTTACTGCCGGTGGAATTGCACCAAGAAATCCAACATGCCTTAACATCATATCTGGATAAAGAGCAATAGAAACCTTTTTGTATCTGCCTTCTTTGATAAGCTGTTCAAATTCCGGGTCTATCTGGGTGAATTTGGCAAGTAATGTTTCACCGTCCCTTTTAAGTTCCTCAACCCAAGCATAAGCAGGTGAATTGTTAACCGGGTGTCCAATTACAACTGGAGCTTCATGCTTGTCATCAGGAAGTTGATTGTTGTATTTTTCTATAATGCTATCCAAATCTTCATAAGTCCACACTCGCTCATTTCCGTTTGCATCTGTATGCTTACCTGCTTTGAATACTTCTTTCCACATAAAACTTAATTATTAATTTCTTACACTTCAACAACCGCAAAACTATTTAAATTCTATGCAAGCCAAAAAGCACTCGATGTATGTATCGAATACCTGTATCGAATACCTGTATCGAGTACAAGTATTGAGTGGGGGTACTCGGTGCATTTACCGTTGCAGAATAATTCCATTGTTTTGCAATGTTAAAAATGACAAATCAGTAAAATTTAATACTGTTTTATGTCTGAAATGATACTTTTTCAATACAATTTTGGAACTGATAAAAAAGAATAATGTCTGGTAGTTGGGAACATATACCTTGGGAAAGAATGCCCGGAGAAACTGATAAAGCGTTCAAGGCTTTCTGTACCTATCGTGATCTTAGGCAAAACCGAAGTTTTAGTGCCTTATTAGATAAACTTGGCAAGAAAAGTAAAACACAGTTTGCTGTCTGGTCAAAAAAGTTCAATTGGCAAGCAAGAGTTAGTGCCTTTGATGATGATGAAGACAGAAAGAACCGAATGCGTCAGCAAGAGAGCATCCAAAAGATGAATGAAAGGCAAGCAAGGCAGGCAGAGACTTTTCAAAGAATTGTCTTCTTGCCTGTTACTGCCTTTTCTGAAAGACTTAAAAAAGATAAAGATAACAAAACACCAGCAATTAAAGATTTGAATAAACTTTCAACTGTTGAACTGATCGAACTGATTATTCAAGTAAGTAAATCATTTGGTAATTTAGTCAATATTGAGAGAATTGCTCGTGGAGTTCCAACTGAAATCGGTAGGAATGAAAATACAATTTTATTACAACCACAGAAAGATAAATTTGGAGAATTAGTAGCAAATGACGAAAAAGCAACAAACGCTCTTCTTGAATTCCTCTCTGCCGTGGGAGATGCTCAAAACGGCAAGCCCGGCAACAATGGCGATGTATCTGTCGAAGGGGAGGTATCAGATAGCTCCTCATATTAACATATTGAATAAAAAACTGCTCGATGTTGCAGGTGGAAGAACAAAAAGGCTAATTGTTAATATGCCCCCAAGACACGGAAAATCCGAACTCATTTCGAGATATTTTCCGGCTTGGTATCTTGGTACTTATCCTGACAGAAGAATTATTCTGGTTTCTTATGAAGCCGATTTTGCGGCATCTTGGGGTAGAAAAACCAAAGAATTACTCGAAGAACATGGAGAAGATTTATTCGGTATAAAGTTAAACAGATTATCAAATTCTGCTTATCGTTGGGATGTTTCTACACATGAAGGTGGATTGAATGCAACAGGCGTTGGTGGAGCTATAACAGGCAAAGGAGCAAATGTTTTAATAATTGACGACCCTGTTAAAAATGGCGAACAAGCGAATAGTAAGACATATAGAGATAAAACTTTTGATTGGTTCAGAGCAACTGCATATACAAGGCTTGAACCCGATGGAGCAATAATCGTAATTATGACCAGATGGCATTTCGATGATTTGGCAGGTAGATTAATAAACGACCTTGATTCTGATGATAAATGGGAAGTTTTGAATTTTCCTGCTATTGCCAAAGAAAATGATATGCTTGGAAGAGAAGAAGGTGAACCGCTATGGGAAACGAGATACCCGGTCGATAAACTACATAATATCAAAAATCAAATTGGTTCTTATTGGTTTTCTGCATTATATCAACAACAACCTATTGCAACAGAATATCAAATCTTTAAAACCGAATGGTGGAAAGAATATTCGGACTTACCAAACGGTTTTTTACTGATTCAATCATGGGACACAGCTTTTAAGGAAAAGGAACAAAATGATTTTTCAGTTTGTACAACTTGGCTACTTTCAGAAAAAGGATATTATTTAGTTGATTATTGGCGAGCTAAGGTATTATTCCCTGATTTGCAAAGACAAGTTGTTATGCAATATCATAAGCACAAACCAAATGTTGTTCTAATTGAAGATGCCGCAAGCGGTCAAAGTCTTATTCAGGTTTTGCAACGGGAAACTAAAATACCAATAAAAGCAATTGCGGCAATAAAAGATAAGGTAACAAGAGCACATTTGATTACACCACTACTCGAAGCAGGAAAAGTATTTGTTCCTAAAAATGCTCCATTCTTAGCTGATATTATCAATGAATGTTCGGAATTTCCTTATGGTAATCATGACGATATAGTTGACAGCATAACTCAAGCTCTCGATTATTTGAGAAAGAGAAGTTCTTCCGACAAAAATTTCAGTTACTTGACCAAATTAAACAAGAAACAAGATAACTATTTTACAAGCTATTAAGGTTTAAATTATGGGATTTATTAAGAATATAAAAAATTTGTTTTCTGATTCTGCACCAATTAAGAGTGGGAATAATGAGAAAAGACCTTATCCACTAGGAGTAATAGCCACAAAGCAAGCATTTCTCTTTAGTGCTTTAAATGAATTGCTTCCTAATCCTGATGTTATACTCCAAAAGAATAATGAAACTCTGGAGACATACAAGAATTTTCTTTATGATGCACACGTATCAAGTTGCGTTCAATCGAGAAAAGCAGGAGTTTTAAGTTTGAATTGGGAAATAAATAGAGGAGGAACAAAAAGTACTGAATCGGAGTTTATTGAAGAAATATTCAATAGTTTAAACCTAAGGCAAATAATTTCGGAAATGCTTGACGCTCCTTTATTTGGATTCAAACCCATTGAGATTTATTGGAGTGAAGCAGAAGGTAAAATAGTCCCTAAAGAGCTCAAAGGCAAGCCTTCTTGGTGGTTTGAGTTTGATAGTAATAATATGCTTAGATTTAAAGATAGAAATAAACCTAATGGAGTTTTGCTACCAAATAAAAAATTTCTGATTGTTCAAAATAACGCTACTTATGATAATCCATATGGTGAAGCTATTCTTGCGAAATGCTATTATCCTGTGATTTTCAAAAAGGGTGGAATGAAGCTTTGGTCAATCTATACACAAAAGTATGGCATGCCTTTTCTTCATGGTAAAATAGGGCTTGGAAAAGGGCAGGAAGAAGCTCTTGAATTATTCAATGTTTTAGAGAAACTGCAACAGGACGGAATCGCAGTAACAGAGGAAGAAGTAAATATTGATATTCTTGAATCGGCAAAAACAAGTTCAGCAGATATTTACAAGAGTCTGCTTCACTTTTGCAATGCTGAAATATCAAAAGCCATACTCTCTCAAACATTAACAACAGAACAAGGAGACACAGGCTCTTATGCCATGTCCCAAACACATCTGCAGGTTAGAAAAGATGTGGTTGATGCAGATAAAAAACTTGTAGAATACTGGTTAAACAAACTTATCGAATGGATTATTGAATATAATTTTGAATCAGTCTCCGAAATGCCTCGCTTTGTTATGTATGAAGAGCAAGACGTTGATATGTCTTTAGCACAGCGTGATCAAGCTCTTGCATCAACAAATCAAATCAAATTCACCAAAGAATATTTCAAAAGAAATTACGGTTTCAAAGATGATGAAATTGAGATTGCATCAGCGATGCCACCAATTTCCCCTTTTAGCGAAAATGGTAGTAAAGTAGAAATTCAAAAATCCACTTATGATATTTCTCAATTCGATGAACTGACACAGGCAGTATTAAAGCCGATTCTTGATATGATTGACAAAGGCGAAAATTATAATGAGATTCAGGACAAAATTGTTGAAATGTTTCCGGATTTGGAAACAAGCGAACTTGAAGACTTCTTGGCGAAAGGGATTTTAATAGCTACCGGGAGTGGTTTCATAAGTGGAAAAAGATAAATACATAGTTGATTTTTACAGGAATACAGGTTCAATACCTAAACTAAAAAGTTTTAAGTTTGAAGATCCTTTACAGACTGCTTTCAAATTATCTCCTGAAAGAGCAATTGAATGGCTTAAAGCTCGTGGAAAAAATTTGAAGCTAAGTATTGATTGGGATGAACTTGATGCCGAAGCTCATGACAAGGCTTTCACGGTAGCAAAGGTTATGAATGCTGACATTCTTCAACTCATTTATGACTATATTGAACAAGCTAAAACTGATGGTTGGACCTTATCAGAATTTAGGGAAAAACTTCTTAAAAGACTAACAGAATCCGGTTGGACTGGAATAGCTCCATCAAGATTAAAAGTAATTTACGACACGAATATGCAAATGGCTTATGCTCAAGGAAAATTCAAGCAACAGAAACTTATTGCTAACATTTATCCTTACTGGAAATACACCCAGATTGAAAGACCAACTAAGCGACATGACCACAGTTTATTAAATGGGAAGGTGTTCAGGCATGATGATCCAATTTGGGATTTGATATATCCTCCTTCAGGTTTCGGTTGCAAATGTTCAGTTGTGCCAATAAAAGATGATTCCAAACTTGAAGAAGGACAGAAATATTTACCTGATTTGGAGAACAGTAAAGATTTTCAATTAACTCCATTAAAGACTTGGAAACCAAATGTCAATAGCTACGTAGATGGCATCAGAAAAGCCTTGAAGAAAATGCTAAATCAATGATAAACGAACAGATAATATCACAATTAAACAATGTTTTCAGAATTTTTAAAAGTCAATATAATGACCTGACTCCAGTTCTTGAAATGGTTTCAGCTTTAATTGACAGGGCAATTTCAGCAAATTTTGATGAAAGAGGTCGTTGGGATGGCAATGAATCTGATATTACTATTTTTTCCGGAGGTTCACAGAAATGGAAAGCTCTTGCTTCTTCCACAAAGGAGAAATACCAAAGATTTGGTTGGGAATTAGAACCTACATTGAATCGCTCGAAAGGTCTTATGTCAACCATTGAGGTAAGACCACAAGGTAAATCATCAATAGTAATATCTGCAAACTCTCCTTATGCCGCTATACATCAATATGGTGGAACTTTAACGCCAACCATACCTATTACTTCCAAAATGAGAAAATTCTTCTGGGCAAAATATTACAATACAGGATTAGTCAATTGGAAAGCAATGGCTATCACAAAAAAGAAAGAGCTGAAACCAGTTATAAAAATTCCGGCTCGCCCATTTATTACTTTGACAGAGGAGGATTTGGAAGAAATAATGGATATTTTTCCCTCCAGATTCCTT